CGTTTCGACCGAAGCGATCGCCTAAACCACACACAAGGAGTAAACACAATGAGCACTCTTATTCGTTCTACCATCGACGCGAATCTTGCCGCGTCGAAAGCTCTCCCCGCGGCTGGCGCTGCTGCCAGCTCCGCCTCGTTCAATATCGGTACGTCCGTGCCGGAAACGTTCCAAGCGCAGATCCTCGCACCCGCGACCACCGCGCTCGTGGACACGAAGACGATTACGTACGTCTTTGAGGATTCCGCCGATAACACCACGTTCGCGGCCATCGCTGAACTTGCTTCGCTGGTTCAGACTGGCGCGGGTGGCACTGGTGCCGCCGCTGCGACTCGCACCGTCTACTTCCCGCCCTCCGTTCGCCAGTATGTTCGCGTAACCGCGACCGTACTTGCTGCCGGTGGCGACAGTACCGCGAAGAGCTTCGTGTTCCAGTTACTGTTTTAATCGCAAGCGATGCCCACGCCCGCACAGGAAGCCTTCATGGAAGGGTTTATGTTGCTACTTGACGTTCACGGTCAGCCGTGGACGTTCGGGGCAGCGTCGTTCGCGGGCGTGGCGTCGCCACTCAAACCAGACGATCCACGCATGGACGGCAGCGGAGATCGTCTGTTCGAAGTTCAAGTCGTCACCACGTCACTACCGGCAATCAAACCGGGACGTGGTGATGCTATTTCTTGTGCGGGAAAATTTCACCGCATCACCCGGCCGCTCGATAACGATTTCGCGACCGGCATCACGTCAATCCTCGTCGTCGAAACATGATCACCGTCGCCGTATCCGTCGACATGGCTCGCTTCAACGCTGCGCTCGCGCAGTACATGGCTAAGACGAGCAAGACGCCCGCCGAAGTTCTCGAGAAGAAAGGCCGCGATCTTGGCATACGGCTTTTTAACGGCTTCCGCGATCGCAAGTGGGGCGGCGTTGGCAAGCATCCGCGCCTGGCGCGCGCCGAACTCGCTGCGAGAACTGCGACGGGCAGGGGAACGCGTGTTCGCGCTTCTCTCATGGCCGAATATCTGAGCCAGCGCACGGCGCTTCGCTCAGCCCTCAAGAGCTTCGTTGGTCCGAAGACCGATCAGCAGAAAGTTTCCGACATCAAGAAGAAGGTTTCCCTCTGGCAATCGTTTGTTGGCAAAGAAATCGGTCTGCGCCAACGCGGCATCGGCGCTCTCGCCGCCTCTTTTTTGTGGTATCGCAGCCGCTCAAATAATGCCGTCGGCACGTATTACGTCAAAAACCGCAATGGCGTGAACATCGGCTTTGCCGATCGCGGCGATGGCTATTTTCGCGTGGTGAGCGATGCCGATGGCGCCGCGCTCGTCGATTCCCGTTATGGCATCGTTGCGACCGCCCTGACCGGCATGGCCGACGATATGATTCAGTATCTGCGCGAACGGCACGGTATCATTTTTCAGGAAGCATTTAAGGAGGCCGCAGCATGAAGCTCGAAGGCGTCCAGCAATACGTTGCCGATCGCATCGCCGCCGTTCCGGAGCTGGCTGCGTTTGGCGCTGCCATTCAGTTCTCTCCGCTGCTTGATGAAGTCGCGCTCAAGACTCAGATCTCCGACGCGCTTCGCACGATTGGCGTTTGCATTGAGATCAGCAGCGAGGAAGCCAGTCGCACTTCTGACGTGGCCACGAATCGCGGCGTCGTCGCCGATGCGTCATTCACCGTTTACGTCGCCGAATCGCCGAAGGTCGCACATACGCCGTCCGGCAAACTTCTAAGGAAGTCGGTGATCAGCGCGGTTACGTCCTTTCTTACCCCGCACGATACGCGGGCCGAATTTTCACACTCCGACACGTTCAAGAGTGAGCACGGCTATGTGCTGCACGAGCTGGCTTTCACCATCCGCGTAACCATCCCATGAATACGTTACCTCCACTTTCTCAGGCCGGTTTGCATGCAGGGTGTGCGTTTCGCCACCTCGGCAAAGCAACGGCCGCGCTTTGGCAGTCTCGTGAGGCTCGCCTGTTCGTCATCATCGCTGCGCTTGGCGTGTTTCTCTGTCTGACCGGCTGCGCATCGACTGGACACGGAGTACGGCTATGGGCTCCGGCGACGTGGTTCTCGCATGCGCCGGCAGCCGCGGCAGACAAAGCCCATGCAGAGCAAACGAAGGCGGATGCCGTTGCTGATTCCGCCGCCGACAAGGCGACGCGGGCCGCACACGTTGAAATCGCCAAGGCTGATTTTGCGTCGATCTCGCTTCCGCCCTCACGCGCGACAGACCTTGTGCGCCGGTTCAATGCGAACGGGCTCGGATTGCTTGACCAGGTAGAACCGCTGACCGCCGCTGAGGCGTCTGAATTGCGGACGCTGGTTTCTTCACTGTTGAGCCAGAACGCCGAGACAGTTGCCACCGCCGAAAAGAAACAGGCTGAGGCTGAAAACGAATCGTCCTGTCTTTCACGTGAACTCGCCAGTGCTCGCGCTGATGCGACCGCTGCCTCACAGCGGGCCGATAATGCCGATGCCAAGCTCCGCGCTGCCTTCGACCGTGAAAACGCTCTGGCGAACGACCTTCGTGCGCAGCATGCGCGGTTCTGGATCGCCGTTGCTGCCTTCGTGATCGTCTCCGCTTTCGCGCTGTATGCGAAGCTCGCGCTCGGCGGGGTAGGCGCGGCTCTTCACACGGCCGGTGCGCCCGCCGCGGTGGTTCAGGCTCTCGACAGCAACCTTTCAACCTTTGGCCAGTGGCTTGTGAAAAGCGGGCGTATCGCTGCCGCAAAAGCCGAGGCATCCCTCAAAGCAAAAGCCGGATAACCCATGCTCCCCATCCTCGCTCAAATGACTCCAGATACATCTTTCACCGTGACGCTTGCAGTCGGTGTTCCGCTGCTATGCACGCTGATCTACACGACTTGGCGCGTCGCAAATTTGCTGCGCGATGTGCGCGACGAACTAGCCGCCATGCGTCGCGATATTCAATGCTCGTGGACGCGTGTTGAGCACGAACGGTGGGCCTTCGAGCTAGAGCGTCGGAACATCAAGATCCCGCTCTATGTGCCCCCAGTGATCGAAGACAGGAGCTGATCAATTTCAACCGTCAGAAACACAACCTCTCAAACCCGCTAAAATATCATGCCACTGCCAACCGCACCGTTTGATGCCACGAAGTCCATCTTCCTTGGCCTCGCCGTTATTCAGCTCAAGCTCACGCCTGCGCTTTCACCCGTCACCGCCGCCACCGATACCCTCACGAGCGTTGGTCATGGCCTTTCCGTAGGCCAGACCGTCATCTACGTGAGCGGCACCGGCTTTACCGGCCTCACCGCGTTGAGCACTTATTTCGTTACAGCGGTACCCACCGCTGACACGTTTAAGCTAAGCGCCACCGTCGGCGGCGCCGCGATCACAGTTGGCACGTCGACCGTTGGTGTCTTTCAGCCGGTTCTTGTGTTCGAGGCCGCTGACCTCGGCGACGATCCTGAGCAGGAAATCAAGTATCTCGACCGTCCTGACTATCAGGGGGTCACCCGTCATGCTCGTGCTACCGAACTCAAGGGCTTCGAAAAATGGACCTTTGGGCTTGATGAGGTCAAACGCCTCCTCTCGATCTTCGGCGGTGCGTTGCGTGGCCGCAAGAGCGGCACCTGCACGCTCTGGATTCCTGACCCCACCGACCAGACCGGCAAGGTGGCTCTGAAATCTGAAAACGATTTCGCCATGTCCGTCATGCGCGACGGCAAAATGGAGCACGGCAATTCTGCGTACTCAAAAACGACGATCCGGATTGATTCGCTCAAATCCGGCAACGTCACCTGGACCGCCGACGGCACCGCCTAATCCATGTCGACGCAAACCATCAAACAGAAATCCGCCTTCGTTCAAATCGAGGGCGGAAAACGAATCGAGGTTCGTCGCATGCGTTGGAAGGCAGCGCGTGCGATGCTTCGCATGCTCGGTGAGGTCGTGGTCAAGCTCTACTCAGGCGGCAACCTCAAGCAGGTTGCGGACGCTCAGAGTTTGGGTGACGCGGCTGGTGCGGCACAGGGATTCATTCCGAAGGTCGCGACGATCATCGCGCAGTCAGACGAACTCGCGATGCACCTTGCGACGCAGAGCACGGACCTCACGTCCGAAGAGTTCGACGAACTCGATATTGCCACCGCCAGCGAAGTCATCGCGCAGGCGTTCGCGGTCAATTTCGACATCGAACTAAAAAACTCATGGGCCAGCGTAATCGCCGCGGTAAAGGGACTCACGCTGGCCAAAACGAAGACGAGCTGATGGGCGCGCTGTACTCATACCTCATCGATGCGGGGTATCAGGCAGCCTACTTGGACGAATGCACACTGCTAGATATCGACCTGTTTGCGCAGCAGACGAATGAGCTGAGGCGCAAACAGGGGTGGAAGCCAGCGTAAGTAAAACCAACTACCATGCCACAAATCGACGTACTCTTAAAAGCAAAGGCCGACCTGTCGGCTTTGAGCCAGGTGGAGCATGCCGTCGAGAAGATGTCCGACCACGTCAGCGAGATCGGGCTAAAGATTGGCGTGGGCATGTTGGGCGCACGATCCGCGGCGAAGCTCGTCGAAGAAGAGTTCAAGCACGTTGTTGAGGCCATCGACGAGATACCCGGCATCCCGGAAGATACCATTGAATCGATTCACCAAGCGAAGTACGCGATCAAGGAGGCTCGGGACGTAATAGATGGTTGGATCGCGGAGGGCATCTCGGCATTTACGCAGATGGGTCAAGGGCTCGGCTATCTCGCCGGAATGCTGATTTACGGCAAGGATGCGGCCGTTGATGCGTACACGGAAACCGCGAAGGCTGCCGAGGATTACGACCGCGTAATGAGGCAGGCCAAGACTAGCGCCCGAGAGCTTGCCGCTGCTGAAAAAGACTTGGCTGAAGTTGAGAAGTCATTGCACGCACTCCATGCCGCAGGTGCCAAGGAGAGGCAGGTCGGCGAAACTACCGGCGAGAGGATCAACCGGCTCACTGGTGAGGCGGCAGCGGCTCAGAGCGCGGCCCTTGGTTACAAGGGGACCGGCGACAAGGATAAGGACGACACCGAGAGGGCGCGGTTAATGACCGATGCCCTGAACACCCGCGCTGAACTGCGATCGGCAATGCTCGCGCTGACGGAAAAAGAGACCGCGCTCGCTGAGAAGCAGAATAAGGCCGCATTTGACGCGCTCACGACGGATCAAAAGATAGCTTCACTGCAGGGAACCATCTCGGCAAACCATGCGTTTGCAGCAAAGATGGATTCGGCCGATGGCGTCCAGCGTGAACGAAAACTTGAGGCACAAAAAGCCGAGTTCGAGGCTACTGAAAAACTCGACGTTATTCTGAAACAATCCGCCGAGGATAGAAAGAAAGCCGACGCGGACGCACTCGACGCGCTCGATAAACGTGCGCAGCGGCTAAAGGAAGAGCGGGCGATAGCAGTGCAACGCGGCGATAAGGTTGAAGCCAATCGGCTGTTAGAGCAGGAGCGCGACACGTTAAAGCAGATCGTTGCGGCCTACACTTCGATTGCCGAACACTCAACAACACCTAAAGAAAAAGAGGAAGCACTGGCGCGTGCTGCGAACGCCAAGAAGGATCTCGGCGATACGGGAAATAAAACCAGCAAAATAGAGCAGGCGCGTCAGGGCTTCAGCAATCTTTCTAAACCAGAAGACCACTTTCAATCTGCCGGGGAAGGCGCTCAGGGCGCCGCTTTGGAGTATATGACCAAGGTCGGCACAGTTGGTGATCAGACCGCAAGAGGGCTTTCCACCGTGTTCAGCGGCGTCGCCAATGGCCTACAATCGGCGATGACCGGACTGATCAATAAAACCATGACGTGGAAGCAGGCGCTTGGAAGTATTTGGAGCGGATTCGCCACTTCGATGCTTCAGGCTTTCACGCAGATGGTGGCGGAGTACGCCGTCAAGAAATCGGCCATGTTTGTCGTCGACGTTGCATTTGCGGCCAAGGGATTGGCGCTTTCCGCTGCGTCTGCCGCCAAAAGCCTACTCATGTGGCTGCCCTCCGCCATTGCGGCCTCAATCTCGTCGTGGGGCATTGCTGCTGCGCTTGGCTTGGCCGCCGTCGTTGCCGTCGTGGCGGCAAGCGGAGGCTTTGCTTCTGGCGGCTATACAGCGGATGGACAGAAAAACGAAGTCGCCGGCGTCGTGCATAAAGGCGAGTGGGTCGCGCCAAAGTGGATGGTAGAAGACCCGAACTACGCCGGAACGATTGCGGCTCTTGAGGCCGGTCGCCAAGGCCAACCCGGTTATCAGGGTGGCGGGTTCATAATGCAGTACCTTGGCGGCAAGGGAACTTTCAGACAGCAACTCGGAACGTACCTTGGCAACGGATTCATTCCGAGCCAGCTGCTTTCAAAGAACCAAAACAACTTTCAGAAGAAGTGGAATTTGCTCAGCGGCACGCAGCTTTATGGTGAGCAGAAAGGCCCGGTTTCAGCCATCACTGGAATGCCGGTGGCTGATAGTTATTCACCGGGTGTGCCGCGTGCAGAATATCAGCCAAACACAGCGGGTGGGGCATCCGGTGGTGACAGCTCATCGAGCAGCTTTGGTGGCGGGTCAGGTGGTGGCTCTGGCGGATCGGCTGGGTCCGACGGTCAACGCCCCACCGTCAACATCCTCATGGATAAGCAGGAGTTCGCCCGGATGATGCAGGAACAATCTGGCTCGTGGTTCGAGCAAATGCACGCGGCTCAAATGAGGAAAAACGCATGATTCTCATAAACGTAGCTGGTCAAAACTGCTGGCTGATCCCGTACGCGCCTGGTGACGCGACGGCGCTACGGTTGAGCATGGGTATCCCGGTTGACGCCAAGCGCGGCCTGACCGGCAACGGGTCACGCCGCCCCGCCGCATTGGCACCGCGTTATACGTTCGAATATCGGGCGATGATGTTTCAGGCAGAGTTTGCGACGATGCGCACGGCCTCGTTGAGTGCGCAGGACGAGCCGATCCTTGCCCCGCTCTGGAATCACGCCTACCGGCCCGGCATCGACACGCCAACCATCACGGCGGGGCTTGTGGTGGCCTACAAGAGCGACTGGTCAGCCTACGCCATCAATCCCGGCAGCTATGCCGGCTACGATTACGCTGCGCCGGTCATCATGGGACGTTTTCACCAGCCCCCGCGTCTCGTGGCCTCAAAGGACGGCGTGGTGACGGCGGACATCATCATCGACGAAAACGCGCCGGTCAGCCAGAGCTTTGCCCCCGCTGCCGGTATCCTGCCTGCCGATACGACTTTCACGAACTCGGCAGGATACACCGCTCCCGTTTTCCCGTTCGTGCCTGACTGGTCGAAGCCGCCGACGCCCGGCACGGCCGTGACCGAGGTTGACCGCGCTGCGAATGGTCCGGGCCGCATTCCGCAGACGACTTTTTATCCGCAGGTTCCTGAGCAGACTTACGCTGCAATTTTCTCCGGCTTTGGTTCCGCTGAGGCTGCGCAGTTCATGGCGTGGTGGATTCGCCGCTGTGGCGTGGCCGATGCGCACTGGGTTGCCACGTCGCAGTCCATGTGGCATCTCGCCAACACGGCGAGCGCAGGCGCAACCACGCTCACGCTCGCCCTCGATACGCCCGCACCTGCCATTGGCGCGAATCTGGCGCTCTGTGGCGTCTCGTCGACGGAGTTCGTGCGCGTCACCGCCGTTGCTGGCGCCGTGCTCACGTTGGCCTCACCATTGGTCAACGCATGGTCCGCAGGCTCGATCACCTCACCTGCGATCCTTGCCAGGCATACCAACGATACTCTGGCGCTGGATTACACGCCTGCTGGTTGGGTTGCTTCCTGTCAGCTCTCGTGGCGCGAGGTGGCGGCAGAATATGCGGTCCCGGCAGGAGAGACGCGGGGAACGACGCTTGGCCGTCTTCCCGGTGCCGCGTGGTTCTTCCAAATCGATCTCGATTACAACGGCGCGATTGTCAGCACCTACCTGACGAACTGGGAATCAGGTGCGACCATTGGTGGCCACGCATGGACCTATAACGACTGCACGTTCGACAAGCTTATCCAGTCAATCGATCTCGAGGATGACAACTGCACGTTCACCATGCGCTGGTATGCCGGTTGCCCATGGGAAAACTGGCTGCCTGGTGTGTTGGCTGCACGCGGCTTCCTGACCATCAATCGCGCCGATGCTGATCCGTCCGGTGCGCTTTCAAACTTTGCTCCGATCTGGAAAGGCGAACTCAGCACTCCCGTTCCTGATGGTCCGAACCTCAACGTAAAAGTGCTGGGTGCCAACGCGCTCTTTGCGCGAAAAGGTCCGCGACAGGTGATGAGCACGACCTGTGGCACGAGTCTTTTCAAACCACGCTGCGGGCTTGCGCTGAGTGATTGGACGTTCAATGCGCTCATCGTTTCGGCAGTCGGTACCATCGTGACGATTGGCACGATCACCCGCGCCAACGGCCAAGGAATGCCGTCAGGCTTTGGAGCCGCTGACTGGTTCGCTCTCGGTTGGATGGGGTGGACCGCATCAGGGCGTCCGCAGCGGTCTGGCGTGCTGACCTGCACGGCGCTGGCTTCCGGTCAGATCGTGCTGACGCTTGACCGCGCATGCGGCTTGAGCGCGGGCGCGAGTGTCACCGCGGCGCCGGGATGCGATCGGCAAGGATCGACCTGCCGAACAAATTTTAACAATTACCCGAATTTTCGCGGGTTCGAATACATGCCGGCGATCAGCCCGAGCTTCATCATTCCGCAAACGACTCAAACGAGTGCCAAGAAATGATCACTCCTGACCAACTAAACGCCATCGAGACTGCCGCGGCTGCCGCCGTTGGTGGCCCGGAAATGCGCTGCCAGGTGGCGATGGCTGACGTCTACAAGGAAGCCGGTCTGCTTCCGTCTGATCTCGAAATTCCGAACGGTAATCGCGATTGGGCCCGCGTGCAGGGGTGCAGTCTGATCACCCCGTGGGTTGAGGGCTGTGGCCATTTCGAGGAAGTCGCTGCACCGGCTCAACCGGGTGACCTGCTCGGCTTTCGCCTTGGTCGCATTTTGCACCATGTAGCAATTCAGATTTCAGGCGGGCGACTGGTTCACGTCTTCGGTTCTCACGGCGTGCAGATTGCTGCATGCATCCCAGCCGAATGGGAAAAGCGTCTCGAAAAAATCTGGAGGCTAAAATGAGCGCTGCAAAAGACCCGGTAAAAAAAGAGCTGCTTCCGTTCCAGCAAGAGTCTGTCGCGAGCAATCAGCAGAGCATCCCGCTCCCTTACATGGCAGGCACACGCTTGATTGCTGTCCGGTGGATCAGTCCCGCGCTCGACGAAGTCATCATCGAAGTACCCGGAAACGGGAAAAAAGGCTAACCAATGTCATCTTCATCCGGCGGCAAAGGCGGGTCATCCTCCAAGCAAAAGAATTACTACGGCACGATTGCCGGAGCGATTTGCTGGGGCCCGCTCGATTGGGTCTCTGCGATTATTTTCAATGGGAACTATCTTTGGCAGGGAAACCTGACGCTCACATCAGACGTAACGGATTTCACCGGCTCGCTGCTTGACCCGACGCTGGTCGCTCCGGGCGGGTATTTGAAGCTGTACCGCGGCACGGAGACTCAGCCGGCCGATCCATCGCTCACCGGCACTCCGACCGATAGGGGAACCGTGAAGCTGGTCGGAAAGCATCTCTTCTTCGGGCAAGGAAGTGGTTCGGCTCCGAACATTCAGATCATCGGCGGGCGTCTGCCGCGTGTTCCAACGACCATCGTTGCCGCTGCCTCCAACATTGCCGACGACGGGCAGGTCAATCCGATTGCTGCCTACGCTGAATTCCTACTCGATGAGCGCGGTGGTGGCATCGCTGCTTCTCAGTTTGACGCGCCGTCGTGGCTGGCTGCGGCTGCCTGGTGCGCTCAGGATCAGGATCACCGCGACTACACTTTCTGTTCCCCACTAATAACCGAGCAGGTCGCCATTCGTGACATCAACAAACGCCTGCTTGGGCCGTTCAATGGCTACGTGCGATGGAATCCGGCAGGCTTGCTCACCTGCAACATTTACGAGTGGGGAGTTGATCCGGGAAACCTGCCGACGCTCGATGCGCAGGTTTGGACGAAAAAGCCTCAGTTTACACTTGGCGATTGGGTTGATGTTCCAACCGAACTACTCGTCAGTTTCACTGACCGGGCTTACGAGTTTCAGGATAATTCTGTTTTGGTTCCAAACGCACGCGCCGCGCAGATTCGTCAGGTCGACGATCAACGGCGCATAGAACGCCCCGACGTCATGCGGGCGACGCAGGCTCACCGGCATGCTGCGGAGATGAACCGACGCCTCGGAAACCCGGCAGCGAATGCGCCAATCGATGTTCGCGAGCCGTTCGTTCGCTCGATTCGTGTTGGCGACAAGGTCAAGGTCGACACGGACCCGGAGCCAGGTGGCTCAGGCTTGGCGCAACTTTGCCAGGTGGTGAAGATCGAGCAGGACTGCACCGACGAAGCGACCATAACCGTCACTACCGACAATCTTCTTCCCGCAACTCTCTACAAGCCATCGTACCCCGCGCTGACGCCTGTCACTCAGGTGTCCCCGCCGATGGTGAACTTTATGGCGCTACCGTTGCCGCCCGTCTCGTTCGGATGGCCTCTTGCCGTTGGCATTCTGGCCACGCGGCCGAGTGCGGCCGTGGTCGGCATGGAAGTGTTTTTCAGCGATGCCCACGCAAACGCCTTTGACGCGATCGGTCAGCAAGTCGGCTTTGCCGTACGCGCTCAACTCTCAGGTGCGATCGGCACTGGCGACACAACGCTCTCGTTGATGGAAATCGACGGCCTTACAGCGCCCGATGCAAACATCGCGGTCAACACGCCGGGCGGAAATCTCACAACGGCAAAAAACAACGCGCTTCTCGCCGTATTCGTTCAGCTCGATGGCAACGGGCGCGTCGCGCTCGACAGCGGTGGAAACCCGATCATGGAGTTCGCCTCTATCATCGACCGCACGTTTGTCTCTGGCGCGACGTTCAGCTATTCGGTTCTCCGCGGCAGACTCGACACACCTGCGCTCGCATGGGCCAACGGAGCGGCCGTTTGGATCGTGCCGTCGTCCAGCCTTGAGGCATGGCGTCCTGAGCTGCTTGGTTTTCTCTGCGGTTCTCCGGCATTCCTTCGCCTGGTCAGCTACACCTCGGCTGCCAGCGACGAAACAACGCCGGCCCCTGAGTGCAGCGTGAACGTGCTACCGACCAGTTCAGACATGTATCAACGCGGACTGGCTTCGACCGGCGCAGATGACGGTATCAAGCCCGATCCGGTGACGGCATTTTCTGCGACGGCAGGTCCGGGCATGATCACGCTCAAGTGGACACCGCCAAGCAACACGCCGATTGCACTCACTCGGATTTACGAGAGCACGACAACGACGCGGCCAAACGGCCCGGTGTTGGCGGTCACAGCTCCACAGGCTTATTGTTTCAGGTCGGGCTTGGACGATGGCGTTACGCTGCAATACTGGTTCGAAGTTCTTGGCAAGAATGGGCGCACGAGCGTCATCGTTGGGCCCTACGCAGCAACGGCAGGCACACAGGTGCCGCAGGTGGTGACGGATGCGCTGAATGGCATCTCGAACACGCTGGCACGATCGCTGCAAGACTCTGCGGACCATGCCGAAGCGATCACACAGGAAATCACAGATCGGTCGACAACCGATTCGGCATTGCTGCAATCAATCCAGCAACAGGCCACGGATTTCATAGCGCTCGTTTCGCAGACTAAAACCGACACGCTGGCTGCCGCGGCGGGTGATGCGTCTTCAAAGGACACGGCTGTTGCTACCACGGCCGCGAATGCAACCGCGGCTCTTGCGACGCGGACCTCTACACTTGAATCGACGGTTAACAATGCAACGACCGGGCTTGCCGCAACGGTGGCCCGTGTAGGCACCGTGGAGACCAACTACGCATCGGCCGATGCTGCACTCGCGACGCGTGCAACGAACCTTGAGACAACGGTAAATAATGGCACCACCGGACTGGCGGCCACTCGCTCGTCGCTGGCAACTACGCAAGCGGTTGTGGGCGACGCCAACAGCGGCTTGGTTAAGAACCAGACGACGCTTTCGAATCAGGTAAACGATGCGAACACTGGCTTGGCGAAGACGAAGCAGATCGCCGATACTGTCACGACGGTTGTGGGCGATGCGAATTCAGGGTTGGTTAAAACGACCAACACGCTATCGGCACAGATCAACACGCCAACCACCGGAATTGCAGCGGCCTTGGCGGCAGTGCAGACAACAGCTTCCGCGACGGCTACAGCCCTCTCAACCGAGACGACAAACCGCACGACGGCTGAATCGGTGATAAACACTGCACTCGGGCAAAAGGCCGCGCAGTCTATCGTCGACTCGCTGAGTTCTACCCTGACGACCTCGCTCGCTTCCTTTGCTCAGACGATCGCGAACGTCATCGCCCAACAAGGCGATGTGAGTGGTTCGGTTCAGACGCTTGCCGACGCGTACGTCGATGCAGCAGGCAAGGCGATTACTCGGTGGGGCGTTCAGCTTACAGCCGGTAGCGATGGCAACATGGTGCAGACTGGCATCGAGGCTGTTGCCCAGAACGGGAAAGACCCCATCTCCGCGATTCGCATGCTGGCGAATATTTTCCAGCTCCGCAGTACGATCAACGGAACCGACGTGTCACCGTTCATCGTGGATAACGGCGTCGTCTATATGAACACCGCTATGATCGGAAGCGCGACGATCACGGATGCGATGATAGCGGCGCTCACCGTTGATAAACTACAGGGCGGGACAATCACCGGAAAGAATATCAATGTGACCGGTGGTGGCAGGATACTATTCGACAACGGCTCGGTCTGGAACGTGATCGGGACCGGATTTGGCTCAGCAAATCAGTTCGTCGAATGGTTTGGTCCGACGCAGAGCAGCATCTCACTTTGCACTGAGGCAAACGCGATCAGCTACAAGAAGATTGATGGCTCGGCCTACTTCGGCGGTTCGTTGAGCGCAGGCCGCTTATTCAATTCGATTTCGACAAGCGATCTCTCTGCAACCGCTCAGGTAATACTTGGACCATTCGGGACCAACGGAAACCAGAAAGCGGTGGTGCTTTCATACAATGTGACTGTTGATGTCGCCTCAGTAATAGCGACAAATGGCCAGGCTGCTACTGCCTCAGTTCAGCTCTGGAGATCGATCAACGGCGGTGCAGAAACTCTCGTTACGACACTTTCGGCAACAGGAGCGTGGGCTGTTTATACCGTTCCGGGTGAGCAGGATTCCCGTCTCCATTTGGGCGGATCGGTAACCTTCACCGACACCGACACCTCGACATACAACAGGACGTATCGTGCGGTAATTACAGCGCGAAACCCTTCGTCTCTTCCAACGCAGGGCGGCACTCAGCGCATCACGATCACTTCAACCGAGTAACCAGTTTTCAACTACAATCACTATGGCAATTCTACGCAAAGGTTTCAATTTGGACTTCGCCGCGATGGCGAAGCAACTCGGCGTTCTTAACGATCCAATCGTCAGCTTCTCGCGTTCCACCGGCGCGACTCGCATCAATCCGCTGACTGGTGTCGTGGAGTCCGTCGCCGCCAACATTCCGCGCATCTGCGGCCGGCAGGAACTTTGGAAGGCTGGGTGTAAGAACCTGTGCCCGTATTCAAATGACTTCACAAACGCTGCATGGAATTTGAAGAGCCTTTCAACAGTCGTTGCTACAAGCGATGGGACGCTGGTAACATTTCAACCGGGGGACTCCTATTTAGGGATGTTTGCTGCGCTTCAAGTCGGCAGTCCTTATACTATCTCAGCGAAGGTCAAATCGGTAAACGGATCGGCATATAACATCGTAATCGAACAAAACGGAAGTTCCTCTGGTTTACCTGTTACCGCGGATTGGACAACCATATCCTACACGCATACGGCGGGGGCGGCACAGTATTGGGTTTTCCGCCCCGGTAGTGGAACGTCAGTGTTAATAAAAGACGTTCAGGTTGAACAATCAGCTGTTGCCACTACCTACGAGCCAAACCCCGTTGTACTTCAGCCGGGGCTTTGCGTTGAAGGCGCTGCAACGAACCTCGCTTTCAAAATGTCCGCCAATTACTGGGGAGGGGCTCCCGGTTGGAATGTTGGTTTTACTACTGCCCCGGATGGAAGCGGGGAAGCCGTTCGGGGTTCTTATGTTGGTAGCTATATCTACAATGTACTAACCAATGCCCCGACCAAATTTGTCTTTAGCTTTTGGGCCAAAGCGCCGGTTAACGGAACGACCGTTAATATGGAAGCCGGGTACACGATGAGAACCCTAACACTTACGACCGAGTGGCGGCGCTACTTCCTCGTGGAAAACAACGCAACCCCGCGCGGGTATGTGTTTATAAGCGGGCCAAGTGCTGAAATCCACTTGTGGGGACCGCAGGTTGAAGCCAACGCGGAGGTTCCAACTGCATACATACCCACCGCAGGCGCAGCCGTAACCCGAGCTGCGGAAATTGCTAGCGTTGATGTATCCAAAATTTGGAATCCGAACGAAGGCACAATTGTTTGTGAGGCTGACTTTGGGCCGGTTGGACCTGATAGGAAAATGGCATACTGCCCAATGGACTACCAGTTTAGCCCGATGGAGCGTGTTCCCGACACTGGGAACCAAGTTGTAGTTGCTGGCTGGTGGTTAGATTTTGGGGTGCTCACAAGGGCAAAAATAGCACAAGCAGTTAAACCGACTGAAATCCGTGCGGCTGGAAACGGAGGAAGTATAGTCAACCGGGTTGCTTCATACGGTCCATTGACGGTGACGAGTATAATTTTAGGAGCCGGTTCGAATGGCAACTGCCCGCTCAACGGCACTATTCAGCGTGTCGCATATCTCACATACGCATTGGACGACTATACCCTCAAATCAGCTTCAATCGTTAGCTAACCATCTCCCATGAACGAAACAAATAAACTCTACCTCAAGACAACAAGCAGCCTTGCCCTTTTGCTCGACCTGCTCGAAATCGGTCTCGCGTCCATCGGCCCCGAAAATCTAGCAGTGACGCTCAAGCCAGGCGTCAACGTGCATTACATCGGGCGCATGGTGAAGACACCTGCTGTGCTCGATGTGACGAAGTTCCCGCCTGTGGAGACGACGCCCGCCGAATACTACGCCGATGAACGGGCGAACGTGCTGCTTGCTGGCGACAGCGTCGGCGAACTGCGCAGCGCGTTCGACAATGCAGCGTTTAAACACGGCACGGAAATTCTTCCAGAGCCCGAAAACCCGAAAGCGGTTTGGGCATGATCGCCTCGACTCGCATCGACGTGAACCTGACCGGAGCGTACGGTCAGGGCGGTGTCAATTTCGACAACTGCGATCTATCGGCAAACGATGGCCGCGAGTATTCGACGCTGCTCAAGGTGTCGCACTGCAAGGACGTGTCGGGCGAAGGCCTCGACATCCCTCAGGGCAACGAGAACGCCGCAGACATCGACGTGTGCAAGGACGTGTCACTGCACGGCGTGTTCGGCACTGCCGGCGTCCTCGGCGACCAGGTCATCACGGTCAAAGGCGGTTGCCGCCGTGTCCATCTCTCCGGCCTGATCAGAACGCTCACGACGCGGCGCAAGGCCCATGTGCAGGTCGGAAACTGGATGGATCAGTCCTACAGCCTCACGCGTGACGTGCTGCTCGATTTCAAACGGACTGACAATGGGCCGGTGTACGTCGCGATCGGCTGGGCCGTGCCGTTCACGGTTCAGCTGCGCGGCGACTGTCGGCTTCTCGTCTGGGAGTCGGTCAAGCTCAAGGCCTACGTGCTCGCCAAATTCGCAATACGGGCCGTTCTCCGCATACCGAAGGGCACGAAGGGGCCTGCATGGTTCTGAGGCCTCAGCGGCTGGCGATCAGTCCGCGCGTGAGCAATGCTGACCTTGCGAAGCGTTCGCTGTGCATGTCTACCTCGGCAACCATAGTGCCGACGCTTGGCTCATAAGCGGCCATTGTCTTCGGCGTAGGACGCCAAACCAGCACGGTGTAGCTTCCGACCGTGAAGACTTCACCAGTGCCTAGAATCTCTTGCGCAATGGCTACTTCCTTTGAGCGTTCAGTCGGCGTCGCCGGAATCGATTCGTTCATCTCACGCACCTTTTCGGCCGAACCTGAAAGCCTAAGCCAAGCTCGCGCCGCCGACGTGTACGCACTCTGCACGTTTTCGCCGCTTATTTCACGCACGCCAACAAGCCAGTCGCGCACGTAGCTCTTGCCATTCATGCTCACGACAACGACGGAATGCCCAGATCCGTCGAGCTGCTTGACCTGTACGATTTCGGTCTTTGCTTCTGGCAGTTCGTTAGCGAGGCGCGCGACGTATGCGGTTGCACTGATGAGGCAGCCGTTTGAAATGTGTTTGGCGTCAAGCAGCGCAGGGGGCGTTGCGGCGTGAGCAAATGTTAACCAGACGGTAACCGCGATAAAAGCTCCTAGGGAAGCGCGGGCCTCACCAGCCCGACCATTTAATACCAGCGAGAGAGGGGAATTCATGTTTTGAGAGGTAAACGGACTTAGTTTGACTTAGTTCGATTTCGTTGAAATTAGTGCCTTATGGGAACTAAACGTCAACCGAAAAAGGCAAGTCAGTTGCCGGTACCTGTTTTGGTTACCGAAAAGAGTAACCAGAGCAGCCAAGAATGGAAACCGCCTCGCGGAATTCTCTATCTCGCTACGCGTGAAGGGCGTCCGAAGCCTTTCGGCCTGCGTTGGCGAGAGCGGGGCAACCCAAAGCCACACTTCCAGTTTTTTGCGACAGAGGCTGAACGTCAGAAGGCGGCAAAGTCGTTGGCTGAGAAGCGTGCAGAGCATGGCCGCTCAATCTTGGAGTTCACCCCTGATGGGTGGGCCGAATACCTGGCAGCCAAGGAGCTTGCCGAGGGGCTAGATCTTCGGGAGATGGCCAGAGAGTGGATGGCCGCGAGTGAGATTGCCGACGGTGCCGATCTGCGCACCGTAGCGCGTGAATGGCTGGCGTCGAAGGGTGGCGACACTGGTCAATTCCGGTCTGCCCTCACAGTTCGCGAGGCGGTTACCAAATATCTTGAACTGCGGTACACATCGGATGTGAACCAAGACGGCGACACCGGGCGGCATCTCGATCTGCATTTGGCGAAGCGCTTCGTCGGCGCGTTCGGTGACCTGATGGTCGATGAGGTGACGCCTGAGGCGATCCGCGATTGGTTGGCCAACATCAAGAGCAGCAAGACAGGCGAGAAGATCGGCAACCTATCGCGCCGTCATCACCGGAAAGACGTGAACACGTTTTTCAAACGCGCACAGCGCGAGGAATGGGTGAAAAAGAATCCGTGCGAGCGCGTGGACCTTCCGAAGATTCAGGTCAAGGACGTGCAGATTTTGACGGTGCAGCAGGCTAGGGCGATTCTTTCAAAGAACGTCGGCAGGCCGATCGCTGCGCGTCTCGCGTTGGAGATGTTTGGAGGCTTGCGTGCCGCGTCGGTCGAACGGTTGAAAAAGGAACACATCGACTGGGATCGGAAGGGCATCCGCATGCCTGGCGAGCTGCACAAGAGCCAAAAGACTGTCTATCGCCAAGGGCAGCCCGACGTGTTGTGGGCTTGGCTGACAGCGGCGACGGAAACGACGTGGACTGAAATCAACGAAGGAAACTACGGACACGAGAAGGTGAACGCGATCCGTCGCGCCTTCGGTCCCGACTTCACACTCCCCCATAACTCCATGCGCCATTCGTTCGCGAGCTACCATCTGGCCGCGAACAAATCGCTTTCGCAGACCGGCTACCTGATGCAGCACACCAGCACGCACACGACCACGAAATACGAAGGGATGGCGCAAGAGCAGGACGCAAAAGATTACTTCGCGCTCACGCCGGATGCGGTGGTGAAGACGCCTTAAATCGAACTTATCTCCAGAGCTATTCTGAAAATAGTTTTAGAAAAATATTGCGCCCTTCGCAGGCGGGGTTTTACGTCCCGTCAGACGGGAACGTAACCCCCCACCGTTGCAGGTAGGGTGGCAAACACAGAACTAAATGCGGGTTAAGTTCTGTAATTCCACAACGAAGCTTACTTACAAAAGATTTTATACCCGCAAAACGCCTCTTTTAGTATTTGAAACCCTGATACATTAGGCGCAATCAATAGTTAAGCACTTTTGTAAAGTGGCTATCCTGTGGTATTACTTACGCAACGGACACTGTAAAAATGACTGTTGCGTGAGGGGTGTGCAGGTTGAGCTTTTTACGCTTAGCGTAGCTCGTCAGGAATTCGCGGAACTTCGATGACCTTCCCGTCCTTAATCACAATGCGGAAGTTACCGCCCGTTCCCCAGCCTGTGCCGTAGGTCCACTGCCAGATATCATTCGGGCCGTCGGTGGTCATGAGGTAGGGCTTGCCCATGATTTGGCGCACCTCCTCTTTTGTCATGCCGACCTTTACGGCTCGGGCGTTCGACCAGGCGAAATGGGTGCCGACACAGCCGGCAAGAATGAGTGCGAGTAGGAGCGGGAGTAGTTTTTTCATGGTTGAGCTGGATGGCTCGATCTATGAATACCGGAAATAGTTGGGCAAGTTACAATGCTTCTCCCGACCCCGTTCGCCGCCGTAACTTATGCCCCGCATTAGCCAAAATATCACGCCTACCCTACGTTGGGTAAATTTGGCTGTTGACACGAATTTAGATGTAAAACGACGTTGAAAATCAATTGCGTCTAGTGTGTGGAGAGAGGGAGATGAACCCCCGTGCAATCAGTCCTCTTTCAGCTTCCCTCTCAGCATTTGATCCTCTCTGACTTTTTTGAGGCGATCATGTGCAGCGTGCCGCAGGAATGCAGCCGCAGTCCGCGATCCATCCAGCTTGGCCGCTACGCGCACCTCAGACAAGAGGTCCTTCGAAAGCTCTAAGTTAAATTGAGTCCATCCGTCTGGAAGGCGTTTCTTTTTCTGCACGCCCGACAGCCAAGATTCACGCCACAAACGTATCAATGCCCGAACTACCGCGTCCCCTGTTTTCCCTATATATTCCATAGGGAAACGACGCAATCAATCCCACCAATTACCCATGTTCAACGTAACCAAAATCGGAAACCAGATCAGCAATCCCGTCACGATTGACGAAGCAAAACACGAACGCCTGCGGCGTGATATCTTGCGAGCGAACACATCGTTTGAGCTTAGGATTGTTTCTTTCGCTTTGCTTGCTGAGTGTCGACGTCTGGCAAATTTGCCTTTCGCTCAGCAAGGTAAAGCTCGACGGCCTTTCTGATTAATGCAGAGAGCCTGCCTTTCTTCGCAACGGTTGGGAACTCATCGTCAGCTGCGGATCGAATCGCAATATCGATCTCGTTTGAGATTTGAAACGTGATTCTCCGACCGTCGCGAATTGGTGGGTTTTTACGATCATGTTTTTGCATGACACATGTCATGCACTGTCTGACAGACATTATGCAAGTAACTAATTGGTAGGGTTAGACCCCGTTGACCTTGTAGGGGGAATCATTATTTTGTTGCGCGTGTCTGACACAGAACACTACGGTCCGACACATGGCACGAATCACTTTTAGACCAGACGATGAATTGGTTGCAGTTCTAGAAAAGGCAGAGCGCGATACCGGACTGACCTCGAGCGAGCTTTGTCGGTTGAGCATTGCTGAATGGGTAGCCAAGCAAAAACCCGAGCAGATAATTAAGGCCAATGTTGCACGCCGGATTAAATCGGCACGCGGGAAAACGAGGACGGCCGCATGAGCTACGAGGATCAAGCGATCGTCACGATGCTCGTGGTGGCTGCCGTCAGCTGCGTCGCGGTGTTCGTCATAACCGAAGTTCGTGCTCGCCGTCGTCATCGGAAGCTGATCGCAGGACTCGATGCGATGGCCCGCGGTGAGGCTCAGTTCTCACGCACACGTCGCTGCAAGGAGATCGTCGCATGAGCACAGAGGAAAAACTAGATCGCGTGCTCACAGAGCTGACCGACGTAAAGCGGGAACTCGCGGACGTGAAACTACGGCTGCCGGTTGCTCAGAAGCGCGAGCCGATGCCTCCGACCCTGCTGCTGAAAGATTTCTGCAAGCGCTGCAATCGCTCCGTTTTTTGGGGATACGAGATGATTAAGCGTCGGAAGATCATCCCTTGCAAAACCGGCAAGCCATACGAAGTCCCGGTCGAGCAGCTTCAAAACTTTCTAGGGAGGGCTGCAAAGTGATCGCCGTTCCTTGCGCCATCCTTCTCGCCACAGATCTGACCGTCGCGGCTTTGTTGACGGTCGAGTGGTTCAAGACTTACCCCGTCGGCGGCAGTGGCGCCGGCAAAAGGAGAGCCGAAAAGCGGGCCGCAGAGGCCGCCGATGGGGCATCAAATTTCCCGTCCACGCAAAACCGATGGAACTCCCCCGTGGAGTCTGAGAGCAGCGATGCCTCAGGTGAATGCGTGGGCGGGTTTTCAATTTCGACCGGTTCAGTCGTTCAGACGACGCCAGCAAAACAGTGGCTCAGGACGTGGATTGAGAAGTGCCGAAAGGCTCTTACCCGCCGTGAGCAGTCCGCTTCAACGGCACACCAAAATAGCGTTACGGCGTCAGGGCAGTGCCCGCCGGTCGATTCCTCTTCGGTCGCGGCGCGGTGTCTGGTCCCTGATTCGGATCAGCCCGCGTCGTGACCCGTCCTTAACCCAAAACATATCCGAATCATGAATACACGTAACAGCGTCCCGCCGTCTCAGGAAGTTATAACTCAGGCCGTCAACATTCTGGCAATCGCCATGTCGACGCCGACAAACATCGCTGATGTTTTCGTCCAGTGGTCGCCGCACTGCCAGTCATTAGATGTCTCTGGTCATTCGTTCGGCTGGCATGAGAACAAGAGCGCGGAATTTAAGCGCGATCTCTATTTTCATCACAGCAAGGATGCGTTGGCTGAGTTAACGCAGGTCCGTGAAGACCTGATGGCCTACATTGCTGACTGTGAAAAAGCAGGGCCAGCCGAACGCGCTGAGTCCGATGCAAAGGCTCTGCGCGCACAGGCCGCGAAACTTCTGGCTGAAGCCGACTCACTTTCTCCCGTCCAGTCGTGAGCAATTCTCGCGCTCGTTTCTCCGGCTTCGGCGATGCCGTCACCAATCACAAGCTTTGGCTGCAATCTCAGCGCATCGCAAAGCAAGAGCGCGTGAAGAAATCCGAACCAGTTCCCACCAGCTTCAAAGACCCGCGATTCGTCAGCGTTCGCGAACAGATCGAGCGCAATGCCGCCAAGTAATTTCCGTAGTTAAACCATCGATACAAAAAAGCCCGCCGTGTCATCGGCAGGCTCAACTAACTCAGAACATGAGCAAAAAAACAAAAAACGTCTCAAAAGACAAGTCAGCATCCAAGCCGGTCGTCCGGCCACCTAAAAAAGGCGAACGCCAATTGCGCGTCGAATTCACCGAAAAGGAAATCCTTGAACAGGCTAAAAAGCTTGCCGAAGCCAATGCCGAACTTAGCCGCGCTGAGAACAACAAGAAGTCTGTCACCAGCCAACTCAAGGCCGACTGTGACAGCATTTCCAGCCGCATCGCCGTGCTGTCGGGCAAGATCAACGACGGATTCGAGTACCGCCAGGTGAACGTTGAAACAACTTTCGACGATCCCAAGCGCGGAATGAAGACCACCCGCCGACTCGACACAAACGAAACCGTCGAGTGCGAAACCATGACCGGCGCAGAGATGCAGGAAGAGCTCCCGCTGACCACGTCCGGCAGTTCTGGCGCGGCGGTGATTTCAATAACCACCGGCAAGCCCGAACGCCCGCCTCTGCGCACAGTCACGGGGTCCGGCGTTGTCGCCACCGAAGAGGATGGCGAGGGCGAAGATCTCCAAAACGAAGACGACAGCAAAACATAACCGATCATGGCACTACAAATCATCAAAGGAAAGATTGCTGCCCCAGTGCGCGGCATCTTCAGCGGAACCGAGGGCATCGGTAAATCTACGCTCGCTGCGCAGATTCCGGGCGCTGTCTTCATCGATACCGAAGACGGTTCCAGTCAAATCGACTGCGCCAGAATCCTCGCCACCGATTGGCGTGCGATCGAGAACGCGGTCAAGGAACTGATCGCAGACCAGCAAGGTTTCACCACCGTAGTCATCGACACCGCCGACTGGCTTGAACGCGCACTCATCGAGTGGATGCTCAAGCGGGACGCGCAGAAATCAATCGAGTCCTACGGATACGGGAAAGGGTACACGATGCTGCAAGAGCATTTCGCCCGGTTCCTGGCTCTGTGTGACCAGTTGATCGCGAAAGGCATTCACGTCGTGTTCGTGGCTCACACGAAGACGGTCCGCGTCTCGCCTCCCGACCAGACGGACGGTTACGACCGCTGGGAACTCAAGCTGACGAAGCAGGTTTCACCGCTCCTCAAAGAGTGGTCCACGCTGTATCTGTTCGCCAACTACAAGATTCAGATCGTGGAAGGCACGGACGGACGGCTCAAGGCTCAGGGCGGAAAAGAACGCGTCATGTACGCGAACCGTTGCGCCGCTTGGGATGCGAAAAACCGTTACGGACTGCCCGACGAAATGCCGATGGACTTTGCGCAGGTCGCGAAGGTCTTTGACGGTGCAGTGGCGCGGCCACTCGTCAACGTCGCTCCGGTCGCTCCGGTTGTGGCACCCACAGTCAGCACGGAACCAGTCCCGACGCTCGCCACGATGGAACAGCTGGCGCAGCTGCTCGAATTCAAGAAGTCGAAGAAAGGCGCTGAGATGATCGAGGCCGCGCTCGAACAGATCAACGGCATCGACTGCTCAGAGCTGACAGTCGAACAGATCAACGGCATCGACTGCTCAGAGCTGACAGTCGAACAGGCCGCCGAGCTGATCACCAACATCGATGTCGCGCTTCCGAAGGTCGCGTCATCCACCAACCCAACCGTTCCCGGCAATCTTCCGCCTCACTTCGTAAAGTGGCTCGATGCGAATGCCGATGCGGTCAACGCGTACCTGGTTCGCGTCAAGTGGCTGGTAGCTGGTCAGACGTGGCGCGATCTAACCGACGAAAAGGCGCACAGCATCGTCGACAAGTCCGACAAGTTCGCTCGTGCAGCCGGTATCACGGCCATCGGAGGTGCAAAGTGAAAATTGAAATCAAAACAGTCTTCGGCGATCTCATATTTGAAGGTGATTTCACCTGCATGGCAGAGGCGATCAAGGCCGCGCTAGCGGCCAAAAAATCGCTCAGCTCTGCGGACCTCAGCTCTGCGGACCTCCGCTATGCGGACCTCAGCTCTGCGGACCTCAGCTCTGCGAACCTCCGCTCTGCGAACCTCCGCTCTGCGAACCTCAGCTCTGCGGACCTCAGCTCTGCGGACCTCCGCTATGCGGACCTCAGCTCTGCGAACCTCAGCTATGCGAACCTCAGCTATGCGGACCTCAGCTCTGCGGACCTCAGCTCTGCGGACCTCCGCTATGCGGACCTCAGCTCTGCGGACCTCAGCTATGCGAACCTCAGCTCTGCGAACCTCCGCGAAACAAAGGGATCAGCGTTAGCCATCGCTCAAACACGGATTTTGCCAGAGGGCAATATCATCGGATGGAAGATGCTTTGCGGTGGTATCATTGCAAAAATACT